TCTCCAGCCGGCCGCCGCGGTAATCCGCATGGCGCAGCTTGACCATGTTGCCATAGCTGTTGATATCCCCCTGGGTGCGCTTGCCGTTCCAGCGGTATGCGATTGCAACCGTGCCCGCTTCCGCTGCATATATTGGTGTACCAACTGCTGAGCGGAAATCTAGTGCCCGGTGCAGGCTGCCATCATTGTAGAGCCAGCCGGCGGTGATAATGTGCTGGGCCAGGGGCCAGCGGAGCAGGACGTCACCGTTTGAAAGTCTCATGGTTTGTTGTCCTTTCTGTTTGATAGTCAGCCAAAGTCCCATCAAGAAAACGTACGTGTGCGTATGCAGTGCTTGACATGATATTCTCCTTACTGCGTGATTTCCTCAGCGTTCGCCTTGTCCTCAGCGTCCAGAGCGTCGTAGTACGCCTGTGCCAGAGTCTCCACTTCTGTGATGTCGTCCTCCGTCAGC